GTCGCGGTCGTTGCGGTGCTGGCGCGTACGCCTTGAAACACGAGGAAGACCCCTTGCCGCGGGAACGGGGTTCGCGGCAAGGGGTCTTTTTAATCCTCTGGGAGGCGAGGATGCGGTTCTACGGGGACGGGTTACCCGTTTTCGGTGTAGTAGGGGAACCCGGCGGGCAGCACAAGGCTTTCGATGATGGTTTTGTCGTTGGCGGTCCAGTTCCCGATGGATCGCAGGAGGAGGTTGGTGACGTTGGCGTGCCGGGCTGCGGCGATCTGGTCGAGGGTTTGCTTGCCGTCGGCGGTGTGCCGGTAGGGTCCGGCGGGTTTGCTGACGTCAGCGAGCCAGGCGGCGGACCAGGCGTCCCGGTCGTAGGCGCCTGCGTCCTGGTACTGCACGCCGACGATGGGGAACGGGCCGGAACCGGCGTTGACCTTGGCGATGGCCTCCGCTTCGGTGAGGTTCCAGTTGGCCACGACTAGCCCGACGCCGCTGGTGACGCCACCAGCTATGAGGGCGTTGCAGACGGGGGTGAGGTTCGACTGGCTGGCGTAGATGGCGGGTTTCCGCTGACCGGGCCTGGTTCCGGCCGCCCATGCGTGCGTCCGGAGTTTCGCCCGCGGCGCGAGCTCGCCGAGCTGGACGGCACCGTTCTCGTAGTCGTCGTAGTCGGCGAGCGCGTCCCAGATACCACCGGCCGGGGTTTGGTCGATGCGGAGCGCACCCGGGTACCTGGCCCACTGCGCGGCCGACCAGGCGATACCACCACTGCCGGTGGAGTACCCGGCGAGCTGGGTTGTCAGCAGCGCCTGGGGGATGCCTGGCAGCGCTGACCCGGTGCAGTCGATCCCGGTTACCGTAGCCAAAGAGACCTCCGTATGTAGTACATTGGGTCTATGGAGGACATGCGAGTATTTTCGGTGCGGGACCTGAACCAGCACACCGGCGAAGTCCTGGACGCCCTCGAAAACGGGCCGGTGTTCATCACCAAGCGCGGCCAGTTCATCGCCGTCATCCACCCGCTGCGGCCAGGTGACGTCCAGCGGCGCGTGCTCAAGGAAATCGCCGAGGAGACCGGGCCTGGCAGCGAACAGGCAGCGGAAGCCACCCGGCGAGGAGAACCCGATGACGACTGGTACAGGTGATGCCCGGCCAGCACAAGTACAAGCCGCTCACCGTGCGCGCGGCGGTTACGAAGAGGTGCGGTGGCCGAGGATTTTCACGCACCCGCTTTGAGCCCAGTACCGCTCGAGGGCTTGGGTGAACAGCTGCCCGAAGCTGCGGGACGCGGCGACAGCGTGCCTGGTGGCGTTGTTCGCGTCGGCGGTGGCGGTCACGAGGCTCTGGAACTGGCGGCAGCCGGTGATCGCCTGCCGGGTTTGCTGTTGCTGGTGAGCGGCCTGGTCGATGCGGATCTGATGCAAGGTGAGGGCGTAACTGCCTGCGATCGACCCTCCGGCGATCATGAGGATGACCATGAGTGCTCCGGTGACCACCAGGAACGCGCGGCTCATCGGATCCTCGGACAGCGCGGGTAGCTTCACAGGTGATCAGGGACCTTCCGGGTTGCGGCCGGTGCGCCAGGTGCCATAGTCACGGGCGTATTCGATCACGGACAGCCGCGCGTCCTGCTCGGATTGCTTGCGTTGCACCTCATCAGCGAAGTTGCTGAACCGTTCACTTAGCTCCGCGAGAGCTTTGTGGGTGCCTTCCTGGGCGAGGGCTGACCGCTGGTTGGTGGCGGCGAGCCGGTAGAGGGCTTTCAGGCCGACGGTGACCGCCCCGGCGCAGGCGATGACGAGCGGGCTGCCCCAGCCGATGATCTCCAGCCACGGGATGGACGGCGCCGCTTCCGCCGCGGCGGCCAGCGCTGGGAGCACCTCCCCGACGATACCCAACGTCGTTAAACCTTCCGCTTGCTAGATTCCCGGGTTATGCGGAACACAATCGTGGCTGTTATCCGGCGGGGTGCCTGCATAGCCGGTGCCGGGGTCCTTATCTTGCTGGGCTGCGCTGTCGCTGCCGTCGCTGCGGGCGGTCACCCGTAGGCGGGGTCACGAGTACACCATCTGGACGGTCATCCAGCTGTTCGCGGCGATGGTGCAGGTGTCGCCGCCGGTGTTGTTGCCTGCGGTGAGCGCGAGCGTCCCGCTGCCGGTGAATGCGTAAACACCGCTGATCATCGCGACGCCTGGGTCACTGCCGGTGATCGGCCCGGTGATGAGGAAGCTGTTGTTGATGTCGGTGACGGTGGACCAGCCGTAGCTACTGGCCCCGGTCCACAGGCTGGTGCAGACGATCCGGCCCGATGAGATGGCGGGGCCGGTGAACCGGAATTTCTGGTCGGCGGCGGTGCTGCCCTGGGTGATGACGATCGACGAGTTAATCATGTAAGTGGCGGCCTGGACGGCGATGGTCATCCCGGTGATCGTCGCCGGGCTGGTGGAGCTGATGCTCTGGTTGGTCGCGGCGAGCAGCGTGTAGACGGGGGTGTTGTTGAAAAGCTGGGCGGTGATGTCGCTGCCTGCGTAGATCGGCGGCGTCGGGATGGACACGCTGGGTCTCTTCTCATAGCAGGGACGCGATCGGCGTGTTGTACAACACGACGGTGGTGTTGCTGGCCTGCGCTTTGACGACACCGTTGACGCTGCGGGTGACGGTGAACGTCTGCGGGCTGGATGATCCGCTGATGCTGGTGACGGTTATCCGTTCCCCGCTGACGAGAATGTCGAACGGGAAATCCGCGGCGGCGGTGGTCCACAACGCGGACGCGGCCCCGGTGGTGGCGACGCTCAGGGTTGTCGCCGCGGACGTGGCTGAGCTGGAAAGCGTCGACCCGTCGGTGTCGAAGTGGGAGCTGTCGGAGGCATTGGTCCCGAATGACGCGGTTTCGTAGGGGGCTTCGGGGATGCCGTTGACCGTGACTGGCCATTCGCGGCCGGGCCCGAGCTGCTCGGCGTACCCGGCGGCGAGCTGGCGGATCGGCGGTGGTGGTGTCCACGCGGGACCGTTGGTGATCTGCAGATAGTCACCGACGTCGAGGATGGGGATCGCGGCGGGGGTTTGGGTGCGGGCCATCTGGAACGGGATCGAGGGGTACCGGTCGTCGCTGGCGGACCGGACGTTCAGGTACCAGCCCGCGAGGTCGTTGAGCTGGCTGTCGGTTTCTGGGTAGACGGTGACGCTGGTGTCCACGACGCCGATCCCGTCCGGGGGTGCCTGCGTGGACATGGGACCGCTGGTGAGCGCGGCGGTGGCGCCGGACCCGTCCGCGTTGGACATGGTGACCTGGTTGATGGCGAGCAGGTCGTCAGCGGTCGCCGCGAACCCCTGGGACACTTCCTGCTGTGAGTAGTCAGCGGTGACGACGGGGGTCTGAGAGCACATCGATTCCCGGGTGCGGTAGCCGATGCCGAGGACCTGCCGGGTTTCGAATAGCAGGCCCATGTCCGTTGCCTCACAGTAGGTGAGCAGGTTCGGCAGCGTGTCAACGGGCTGGTAACCCATGGCGGTCGAGGCGCCGGGGAAACCGTAGACGCGGCTGTTCACGCCGCTTTCGCTGACCAGCCGCCCGACCCGGGCCGCAGCGGTTTCGCCGTTGTAGGCGTTCAGCGGCTCCGCGAAGTCGAACAGGCTCGTCCAGGTCCCTTCGACGCTGACCTGCCCGATTTCGACACCGCTGGCGGTGGCCAGCCCCCCGGGGTTTATGGTCACGCTGGTGACCGCGCCGATGCTGCCGGATGTGGTGGTGGCCGGCAGTTGCGAGCCGGTGCTCGCCCCCGGTTTGAGGGTCACCAGGTTCACGGTGATGGTGCCGCCCGAGACGGTGAGTTCCATGGACATCCGCAGCGGAACCCCGTCGATTGCATAGCCGACGGCACCGGTCGAGAACAGCGACGACCCGGATGCGCTATAGCCGTTGACGCCGAGCGCACCCCCGGTGTAGTAGATGAGGTCGAAAGTCTGGACGGTTCCGGTCGTGTTCACGCGGAACAGCACGCCGCCGTTGTTCACGCTCCCCGCGGTCTCGTAGATGAGGAACCGGACGACGTTCGCGTTCCAGGTGACGGTGTTCTGCGGCACAACCCCGTACAGCGACGACTGGCCGAGGGTTGGCAGCCCCGCTGAGCAGGGGAACTGGCTGTCCGCTGACGAGCTGCCGACCTGGTTGCTGAACGTCGGCGTCAGGTAAGCGAACAGCATCGGCTGGACACCGGGGATCCCGGCGGCGATCGACGTGCTGCCCACGCCGTCCTCACACGGCCAGTACGCCGCCAGCCCCGTCGTGCCGCCGAGGGTGGCGTAATACCGCCGCAACGTGGACTGCACCGGAGTGTTGCCCTGCTGCAGGCGGCGTAGCACGCCGTCAGCTTCGGCTTTGCTGTAAACATCCCGGCCGGACGGGTCCGACGCTTTCGGGACAGACCCGAGCTCGCCATGGAACCGGTACAGCCGGTCACTGATCTCCGCGGTGCCGGACAGGGTCCAGGTGTTGCTGTGCCCGTCGCTGAAACTCGTAGTTCCCGCAACCTGGCTGGAGAACACCGGGTTAGCGACCAGCGTGCTCGACGCGTTGTATAGCCGCATTTCGTAGAGCATGCCGACCGCTCCGACGTCAGCCGACCCGGTGATGTACCCGACCTGGACGGCTTGCCCGGTCGCGGCCTGCGCATAGTCCGCGGCGGTGATGCTGATCGTGCTGCCTAGCTGGGTCTGTGATCCGCTCATGTTCGGTGCGGTGTAGAACAGGACCTCACCCGCGCTGGCGTCGAAGAAGCAGCGGACCATGATCCGGCCGAGGTGCGGCAGCGGCACGGTGGAGATCACGCTGTTCTGGGTGGTGCCGTCATTCCAGAACCATGCCAGCGTCCCGTCCGCGTGCAGGAACAGGGCCCACGCCTGCGTCGCGGTGGTCGACCCGAACTTCCCCACCAAAGACGACTGCTGGTAGTCATCGAGCCACATGTCGAGCCGGACGTCGATGTTCCCGGTCAGATGCAATGCGGTCGCGTCCGGGCAGCTCGCATAAGATACCCGGTCGTCGGCAAGCCGCAGGTAGTTGCTGAGCCCGGCCACCGACGCGGGCACCGACAACCGCAGCGGCGTGTTCTGCGACAGCAGCCCGTACCAGGGGCCGGTCGGGTTACGCACCGAGAACCGGTTGTCCCGGTTATCCAGCGTCAGCGACGCGTGCTGCGGTTGCACGCTTGATGACTCGTCCTGACGGCCGCGGCTCACCGTCACCGGGTTACGCGTGTAAACGTATTTCGTCATCGACGTCCACCCGTCGGTGGTGCCGAGGTACATCTCGGCTTCGACACCGAGGGGGATAGCCGGGTAGGACTGCCCGGCTATGTTAACAGCCTTAACGGTGGCGTCTGAGTTGACGTCGGTACCGGTGTACCAGGAATAAAAACCAAGAAACGTCGCTGTAAGGGGGGTGAGATACTCGTATGAGAACTGGTTTGTCCAAACGTTATTATCAGGTGACGTATCCCCGTACAGAACACCGCCGGACTCCCTGAGCCTAAGATAGGACATCATGGCGACGTTGTATATAACCTGCTGGTAGTTGTTAACCTGCTGGCCGTCGTTGAAATAAAAAGCCAGGACGCCAGGACCGGGCGGCGTGTTCTGGTACCCGAACTGAACGAAAGCAGCGCCGGAACCGTTGGCACACGGAATCTGGAGCCCGATGCAGGCCAGCCGGTCCTCAGCCGTGTCAGGAAGTGCCGGGATCATGTAAGCGGAAAAACTGGAGGACGTCAGGTCATAAAAGTTTGTGCTGACTAGCTGGGCGTAGTAATCCGTCGTGTTCCCGGTGGGAACCAGTACCTGGCCGGGGCTCCAGACAGCGGCGTACGTCCCGGTGGTGGTAAGCGGCCCGTCCCAGTTCACAGACAGGTCATTCGTCGCGAAGTTGTCAACAAGCGTGCTGGCCTTGCCCGGGGCGGGCGGGCAGGCCGAGATGAAGGTTGCCGACTCAGACGCTGACGTCCGGCTGTGAGTCATGGTCGGCGCGAAGACTTCGGCGGTCGCGTTTTGCAGGTACCAGCTGCCTGACTGGGCGTATCCCGCGGCAGTCTGGTCAGCGCCTAGCGTCCAGGTAGCCGGAGTCGTGGGCGCCGTCCATGTTGTTGACGCAGACGTCGTCCCGTTGCCGCAGATCATCCCGCAGACAGAGAACGAGTTGGCTGGGACGGCGTACCCGGCGGAGCCAGGGGTAAGGGTCGTCGCGGACGTGCCGTCGTCGGTGCCTATCGAGAACAGGCCCGGTGTTTCCCCGCTGGAGTCGTACAGGTCATACAGCGTGATCGTCAGCGTCGAGTCGCCTGCGGTGCCCGTTGTGGTAGCCGTGAACGTCGGGGCCGTGTCACTGCCAGCCGCGATCTTGGTGTAGGTCGACGCGAACGTCGCGCCCTGGTTGATTGTGCCCTGCTGGGACCATCCGGCGGTAGCCGTGCCGGTGTCGGTAACGGAAGTCGTGCCAGAGCCGCAGACAATCGCAACGAGCAGGTCGGCGGCGACCGGGCTCTGACCAGAGCCCCATGTGCCTTGCTTGGACATGCTGGCGCTGGCAGTGGCAGCTGCCAGCGCGGGTGTTCCTCGCTGTGAGACTGTCATCGGCGGGTCACCGGGTCTGCCCCAGCGCGACCTGCACCGCGTTAGGACCCGACCCGCCGCGGATCCGGATGTTTTTCTTCAGCCAGCTCATGAACTCACCGTCGGCCTGCCCGCCGGTCCACTCGATCTGCAAGGTCGCGTTGTTCGTGCCGGTCACGCCGACCATCCCCGCCCGCGCGGTCCCCGCAGTCAGCGCCCCCGCCATCCGCTGCGCCGCCGACGCCACCCCCGTTGTCCCGTCCGTTAGCCCGAGCTCAAACCCTTTCGCCGCGAACCGGCCGCTCTCATACAGCACCTTCGACGGTGACCCGATACCCAGCGCGCTCTCGATGCCGTGCAACGCGCTTTTCCCGATGTTCTCCGCCGTGGACACGATCGAGCCGACCAGGTGTTCCAGGCCGCTGATGAACCCGCGGATCGCGTTCTCCCCGGCGGTCATCATTTCCCCCGGCAGCCTGGACAGGGCACTGACCACCTTCCCCGGCAGGCTCCGGAACCATGTCACCGCGTTGTTGACCAGGCGGGTCACCCAGTTCACGACGTCGCTGGCCAGGTGCGCGAACAGGTTCACGACGTTGTTCACGCCGCTGTGCGCAAGGCTGACGAACCGGTTCCACAGGTTCGCGACCCAGCTCACGACGTTGTTGTACATCCGGTTGACCCAGCTCGTGACGTCGTCCACGAGCCGCATGAACAAGCCGACCACGCTGTTCACGCCGCCGTTCGCCAGGCTGGTGACACTGTGCCACAGGCTGGTGAAGAAGTTCACGACGTCATGCCACAGCGTCTGCGTCACGCTGATGATCTGCTTCCAGTGCGACACGATGAACGCGACCGCGATCCCGACCGGGCCGGTCAGGATCCCGAGCAGCAGCTGCCAATGCGACTTGATGAAGTTCACCGCGTCGCTGACCAGGTGTTCCACGTCATGCCACAGATCGATCCAGAAGTCCCGGAACGCCTTCGACTTGAGGGTGAGGAACACGATCGCGGCGACGAGCGCCGCTATCGCGATCACGATCAACCCGATCGGGTTGCCTTCTAGCGCGACGTCGAGCACGGCTTGCGCGGCAGCCCATACCCGGCTGGCACCGGCTGCGAGTTTCGACCAGACCGACCATGACTTCACCGCGTTGACGGCGACGGACACCTTGCCTCCGATGGTGCCCCAGATCCCGGTCGTCGCCGACGCCGCGGCCTCAGCGTCGCCGAACCCGGTGGTCAGGTTCGACACCGCGTCATTGACACCCCTGATGCCGGTGACGATGCTGCCGATCCCGCTGAACGCTTTCGTGAGCTTGCTGCCGGTGTCCGACGCGAGTTTCAGGTAGAGGACCAGGTTGACCAGGTCGGGGTTAGCTTTCAGCAGCGCGGCGAGGAGCCTGGTGAACGGTTCCGCGATCTGCAGCAGCGACGTGCTGTTACTGAACGTGGACAACCCCGTCATCTGGGATACGACGATCTTGATGATCTCAGCGAGGTTCTTCAGCGTCTGCACGGCGAGCGGGGTTTGCTGCCTGAACATCGTCATCAGCGACTGGAACCCGCTATGGCTGGTGAGGGTCTGGCCCCACTTCGCGAACTTCGCCGTGATCGAGTCCAGGCCGCTGACCAGCGAATGAGACACCGGCAGGAACGCTTTCAGGATCCCGCCGATACCCACGATCACATGCCCGATGGCCGTCGCCAGCCCCGTTATCATCGGGCCGCTGGCCTTCGCCATCTCATCGATGAACGACTTGAACCCGGCCGAGTCCAGGCCGTGGCTGAGCTCGCTGATGATCGAGCTCAGCGCACGCTCGGTCGGCGCGAGGAACGGCTGCATCGCCGTGAAAATCTTCGGCAGCAGCCCGGCGCCCTGGTTCATGATCTTCGTGACCCCGGCGGTGTTCGAGCTAACGAAGTTCTGCCAGGCGTTCTGCGTGCTCTCCAGCGACTTCGCGAAGTCCCGTTGCGCTGGGGTCAGCGCCGCCATGTCCTGCTTATAGGTGGCCATGGCCTTCTGCGACGCCGCGCCGGTTGTGGACTGCGCCTGCCCGTACGCCGTAACCGCTGCACTGACCTGCGAATACGCGCCCTTCGCGACGAGGCCGAACACCCCCAGCCCGGTCCCGGCGGCCAGGGCACCAGCAGCGAGACCCCCGGCTGCCACAGTCAGGCCCGCGACCAGCGGCTCACCAAGACCGGTGGCGACGTTCATCGCGAGCATCGCCTTCTGGAACATGGTCATCTCACCGACGCTGCCGGTCACGCCGCCGAGGAACCCGCTGTCCAGCGCCTCCCCGAATGACCGCAACTGGCCGCCCGTGTTCTCGGCATCGTCCCCGGTGCCGCGGAGCCGGGTCCGGAGCTGGTCCCACGCGCTGCCGCTGGCATCCGCGTCATGCCCGGCGTCTACGGCAGCTTTCCCCGCGTCGCGGAGCGAGTTCCGCAGCACCGCGAGCTGAGCGTTCGCCGCAGACTGCTCGATCTTGACTTTGATGTCCGGGTTCAGGCGGCTGAGTTCTTCGGCTTTCGCCGCGATCCCGTCGAGTTTCGCCTGGGTGTCACCGTCGTTCGCGGCGATCTTGAGCATGACCGACTTCACCAGCGTCCCCGGCAACGGTCACACCCCCTCAGTCACGCTCAGCAGCCTCGAGCATCTGATCGAGGCCGGACACGAGCAGCACGAAATCACGCAACGGCAGCCGCCCTGTCTCCCACGGCCGCACCCCGCAGTACCGGGCCAGGGCAAACAGGTACTGGTCGCGGAGGTCGCCTACATCCTCGGTGAGGAACCGCTCGGTTGCAGGGTCGCGGTACCCGGGCGGGAACCGTCCCGGGTAGGGTCCGGCTCCGGTTCCTCCTGTGCTTCCGCCCACGCGCTCGCGAACTCGATCAGCGGGAACGAGATATCGTCACCGAGGACCAGCCCGGTGTCACCGCCGCGGCGCATCACCACCCAGTACAGGCAGGTGAACGCGTCCGGGTCGATGTCCTGCAAGCCCTCGATGAACTGACGGCCCGTGAACTTGTACTTCCGCTTGATCTCCCGCAGCTCATCCACGGTGATCGTGTCGATGTCGAAGTCGATGGTCTTGCCTTGCCAGCGGATCACCGGGGCGGAATCCTCCTCGTCTAATGGAACCCGGCTTCCCGGGCCCACCTGTCGATCTTCTGCGCGTACCGGGCCATCGCCGCGTTCGCCCGCGCGTCCGCAGCCGGGGCGAGGAACGGCTCACCCGGCGGCCCGTACCAGTGATGCCGGTCACGGAACAACGGGTGCCGCAACCGCAGCTCAGCCGGGCGCGCGTTCGGTGCTGACGCCGACACCGTCGCAACCAGGCCGTCGATAGACGTCTCGATCGTCGGCGGGATCTTCCGCGACCACGACCCCGCCAGGTCCTTCGCGTCGTCCGCGATCAGTTCCGCCGCCGCCCGCAGATCCACGTCGCCGCCGCCCCCGGTGTCCAACGCGGCCAGGGCCACAACCCGGACGACATCCGACGGTGGTCGTTTACGCCGATCCGGGCGGCGGCGGCGTTCCTCCGGCCTGCGGCGGACCGCCACGCACCTCAACCCCCTTCGTGACAGGTGCTTGCGCTGCGGCGACCAGCTCCACCGCCTGCGCCAGGCCCCCCACGTCGTCGTGGAGGCCCTTCAGCCGGTCGAGGATGTCGAGCTGCTGCTTGTTGATCCCCAGCAGCTCCTGGCCGTTCTCATACGTGTGCAGGGCGACCTCTGAGGAAATGCGGTCACCGCGGTTCGCTGCGATCTGCAACGCCCCGCCCTGCTGTGCCGCCAGCCACGACAACCCCAGGTTCAGCAGGATGAACGGATAGGCGTCCCACGCCCGGGGCAGCAGCAGGTTCGACGCCACCCAGACGGCGATGAAACAGTTCAGGCCGATCAGGAAACCCCACGACCCGAACGTTTTCTTCAGCCGGTCCGCCGCCCGCTCACCACCGGTGAGCTGGTCCCCACTGCGGACCGCGGGCACCTTATGCCAGTGCCCCGGTTCCAGCCTCATCAGCCGATGACACCCGCGCGCATCCGCTGCACCGCCGACGCGGCCTTCCACGCGGACTTGATGCTGACGGCCTCGTTTTCCCCGCCGGACACGCTGAAGTCGGGGAGGATCTGCCCGAACCAGTAGCTCGTGGGCGAGTTCGTGTTCTCGTACAGGTAAAAGTTCCTGCTCAGGCCGTCGACAGCGGCCGCGTAGAACTGGGTGGTCGCGTCGTCGTACCAGCCTTCGAACGTCCCGTCGGAGTCCGGGATACCGGCCACATAGGTTTTGTTCGCGTCACCCATCGCGGTGACGTCCACCTTGTCAACGGGCCGGTTGATCTCCCACTTCGACAGGTAGGCAATCGGGCTGGCTGCGGCACCGTTCGTAGCGCCGACGTACGCCACCCCGTTACGCCCATGGATTCGTGCCATTGTATCCGTATCCCCTTCAGTGTCGGGCGAGCCTGATCAGCCGCCGCGCCGCCGCCTCGAACGTCCTGCCCGCAACCGCATCCCGTGCCGCGGCCGCTGCTTTCTCCCGCACGCTGTCATGCCGCAGGAACCACCTCAGCTGCTCCGACGCATCCTCCGGGTCGTGGAACACCGGCAGCATCGGCAGCAGGTCATCGCCTTCCGGCCGCCGGTCCCGGAGGAAAAACAACCCGGTCGCGGCCATCTCCACTTCCCGGGGCCCCATCGCCACCCCGGCCGCCATGCCGGTCTCGCCTTCCCGGCGGTACAGGTTGATCCCGGTTCTCGCGCTGCGGTACACCTCAGCGGTCCGGTCATTGTCGAGGCACACCATCTCCGCGGCGTCCTGCCCGTCAGCCATCTGCGGGTCCGCCAGCCACCCGTACAACGGCGAGGTTTCCGGCAGCCCCGGCCACGGCCCAGCCAGGAGCACATCCACGCCATCGAGGTTCATCGCCTCGAAAAACGCCCGCCGCGACGGGAACCCGGTGCCGACGAACGCCAGGTCGCTTCTGAGCTCGGCACGCCCCGGACCGGGATAGTGAACCGACGGCCGGTAGGAATGCGGCATGTACTCAGCCGGGCCGAGTGCCTGGTAACGGCCGAGGGTGACCGGGTCGTTGACCAGGTTCACGTCCGCGTGCGCGGCCCGCTCAAGCTGTTCCTCGTCCTGGTACGGCGACTCAGTGTGCCAGAGCATCACTTTCTGCCCGCGGCCGCGGATGCAGTCCAGCAACGGCGGCGGGGTGAAAAACGCCGAGATGCCGAGGACGACATGAGGCCACCAGGTGTACGCAACCGCGCACAGGGACTCGGCGGCCATGGCGAGGGCTTGTTCCCGGGTGCAGGCCCGCTTGACCTTGATCTGCCCGATGTCGTTCCGGTCGACCTCGAACAGGGCCGAATCGAAGAACTGGAGCCGCCAGTCCAGGGCATACTCAACGACTTCCTCACCGAGCGCCCGCAGCGCTTCGCAGATGCCGTTGTGCACGTCAGCGACACTGAACGACGGCCCCGGGTGAACGACAAGCCACCGCACGTCAGCCGCCCCGGGTACCGAAGCGTTTGCAGTCCGGGCAGGAGCAGTGACCGATGATCCGCTGCCCGGGTGCCTGCTCGATCAGCCCGCAGTGATAGCCGCACAGCGGGCCGAGGCGTTCCCCTGGCCGGGCTGGACGGTACATCAGCACCCCGCGATGACAATGATCGACGCGGCCAGGTAGTCAACACCGCTGAAATTCATCAGCCCGTACCCGGTGGCCTGGACCACCTGCGCATACGCAACCACCCCGCCCAAGGTGGGGTCGGCGCGGACCGCGGCCCACACGCTGCCGCTGCCGCTAGTCGCCAGGTAACCGTCGAGGACATCCTGCCCGGTCTCTGAGTCCCCGGCCGACGCGAGGACGATGACCCGCAGGTGATAATCCACCTGCCCGTCCATGCTGACCTGGTAGTCGGCGAACAACCCGGTTTCCGGCATCACCACCGCGCACGGCACGTTGATGTCACCGAGCCTCGAGGCCACCGACCGCAGGCCGCTGATGTTCGCGGACAGGTAGGCGGCGAGCGCGTCCCGGACCGCGGTCAGGGTGGGCTGCGTCATACGCCCACCCGCTGCGGGTTGATGTACCGCCGCAGCAGCGACATGACCCGCGGGTTGGCCTGCACCCGGATAGCGAACTCCCCGAACCCGGCGATGCCGAACGGTGCGTCCTTGAGGCGGAACAGGTCAGCTGCGGCGATCAAGGTGGCCTGCTTCACGGCCAGCGGCACCGCGGGCCACCCGAATACCCCGGTGACCTGCAACCGGTTCTGATGGGACCAGGGCCACACGATCGGGATGTACTTCGGGCCGATGATGTTGAACCCTGTGTATGGCCATTGCTCGCCGAGACTGCCGGTGTTGTACGCCCACGGCGCGGTTTCAAGCTGGTAGTCGGTGCCCGCGACCCAGGTTTCCTCGTAGGTGCCGTCGCCGTCCCGGTCGGCCATCAGCGACGTGACGGACACGAGGTCGTCGAGGGCTTGCCGGTAAATGCTGGTGGGAACGTAGGTGCGGGTGTCGGTGCCACGCCAGAAGTACCGGCCGGTGATCTCATCCACGCTGCGGCTGGCGGCCTGCACGGCGAGGGTGATCTCGAAATCATCCGCAGTGTCGGTGATCCCCAGCCGCGACTTGAGTTCCTCGTTGGAGCAGTAGAACTGGTTGAGGACAACCGTGGTGACGGTCCACGTCCCGGCGACGATGTCACTGGCGGCACCGGAACCGTCCCACTCATACGACCACAACCCGTCGGCGGGGCATTCAACGGTCGCGGTGTACTTCCCCGTGGACAGTTTCGTGGTGCTCGGGGTGGTCTGCGCACCCGTGGGATCGGTGACGGTCAGGGTGACGCTGCCGGGGTCGGTCGGGGTGCCGTTGACCTCGAACGTGTTGACGAGGACGGCGAGCTGGTCGTCACCGTTGAAGAACGCGTTCGCGCTCACCGGCCCTCCTTTCAGGTGACCGCCGGGATGCTGGTAGCCAATGACACGACTGCGGCGCTGCTCGTGGCGTAGGACACGACCGCGGCGCTGCTCGTGGCCTTCGCGATCTCAGTGCTCGAATAAACGCTCCCGGCGACCGCCGCCAGGACCAGTGCGGCAACAATCCCTGTGACGTACTCGTCCCCGGGGGTGCTGCCCGCTGGTGCGCCCAGGGTGAGCGCGGCGGCCACGCCCGCCACCGTCGAGCTGGCCGATACCGACCCGGCCGGGGCGGCGAGCGCGAGCGGCGCGACCATGCCGGTGATGCTGGTCCCGGCTTCCGCGATCCCCGCCGGGGCCGCCAGGCTCAGCCCGGCGACCGCGCCTGTGACCGCCGGGCTGGCCGAGACTGAACCGGCTGGTGCGCCCAGGGTGAGCGCGGCGGCCACGCCCGCTACCGTCGAGCTGGCGGTGACCGAACCGGCCGGGGCAGCCAGGGACAAGGCAGCAGCCGCACCGGCAATGATCGTCCCGGCCGCTGCTGCCCCGGCCGGGGCGGCCAGGGTCAGCGCAGCCGGGGTGCCGGTGACCGACGCATCGACTTCCACCGATCCGGCCGGGGCGGCCAGGGTCAGCGCAGCCGGGGTGCCGGTCACCGACGAACTGGCCGACACCGACCCAGCCGGGGCGGCCAGGGTCAGCGCGGCGACCGCACCCGTGACTGATGAGCTCGCAGTGACCGATCCGGCCGGGGCAGCCAGGGTCAGCGCGGCGGGGGCGCCGGTGACACTGCCGGAACTACCACCGGCCGGGGGTGCGTGGCTGATCAGGACACGGCCGGGGAAAGCGCGGCCCAGCCTCGCCATCGCCTACCCCTTCAAGCGCACCACCTAGGTCAGAACTCGACGATGCAGTAGCAGTACATGTTCACGCTTGTGCCGAACGTGACCCGCACCCGCAGCGCATGACCGCCTGGCACGACCGGTTCCCGGCCCAGCGGGAACTGCTTCACATACGGGTTCGTCGGCGTGATCATCTGCAGATCCAGGTACCGGCACGACGCGGCAACCGAGCCTTCTGTCCCGGACGCGGACGCGAACGCTGTCGTCGCCGTGGACAGGTTCAACGGCAAACCCGATGACCCGGACGTGTTAGCAGGCGCCAGCGCCGCGTTCCCAGGACCCCACGGCATGATGTCCCCGACTGCCAGCGCGGTAGTCAGGGTCCCGAACACGGTCAGCGTGTCTACCAGCTCCACCTCCCCCGGTGTCGCTGCGGCGGACCCGTCGAACGAGCAACCCCACTCAATGATCTTCATTGACCAGCCGGACGCCGGGGCCAGCTGCAACATGGTCCGTATCGACGTGCCCGTCGGCTGCTTGACCGGGGCGGCGGTCGGCGCGTTCGTACCCTGCGCGCCGTTGATCACCATGTATGTGTTAGCCATCCGGTCTCCTTACCAAAGCGACGCGAACTGCGCAGCTTGCGGAATGATCAGCGACCGGGCTGCCGCAGACGTCACCTCGGGGTCAGCCCAGAAGTTCGAGTCACCAAAGTTCTGGTTCGGGAACGCGCCGGTCGGGCTGCCGCCCCCGTAAACACCCTGGTAGTTGCTGAACGGAGCCTGGTTCGAACTGCCGCCGTTAGACGAGTAACCCAGCAGCGGCCCGTTCGTGATGCCGCTGGCGTACGGCTGGCCGCTGGAGAACTGATTGTTCGTGATCGGCCCGTTGTTGCCGTTCAGCCCCCACAACGCCAGGTAGGGGGTGCTTGAAGTCAGGGTGTAAGGAGCCGACATCGAAACCCGGTTCCATCCCACCGACAGGGACGCGGTCGTGCCCGACGCCAGGAACGTACCCGCTGTAGTGCCTGTGACCTGCCACAACGCGACGGTGGTCGTGCCGGTCAGCGTGACACTGGAATCCGGCACGTACACCCATATCGCCGTCAGCGACAAGCCGCTGCTTGTCACCTCGAACAGGGTGCCGAGATTGTAGACGGCACCGAAATTATCGGACGAACCTGGTGGCGTGGTACCGCTGGACCCTGTGCCAGGACGACCCGACACACCATCCATCAGCCGGTATGTCGCCACGCTGATCCTTCTGTCAGGACGCGGTCGCGGTCAGCAACCCGGACCCGCTGATCGTCAACGTGAACGTCCCGCTGGTGACGGACACCGCACCACCGAAATCCCACCAGCAGATCAGCTGGTATGTGCTCGCGCTGGATTCGTAGAAGATGGCCTGGTTGGCGGTGAACGTCGCGCTCGTCCAGTTCGGGTTCGACGCCGAGGTCCACGTCGAGACCGTGTTGTTCGACCCGCCTGCGGTGAACGTCGGCGAGCTGACAGCCGCGCCCCCGGCCGAGTACCCGGTGCCGCTGATCTCCGCCGCGACGTTACTCGTCCAGTCGGTGAACAGCTTCGCCGTCGAGATCCCCGACGTGGCCTCCGTCACCGGCCCCGCCGCGTTCGACAGCGCCACCTTGTACGTGCCGCCAGTCAGGACAATGTCCCCGGCGTTCATGCCGATGATGAACTGCGGGAAGACATGCGCCGTCAGCGCCATTTAGACAACCCCCTCGTCCTTGCCGCCGGTCACGGTGGCTTTCGCTGCGGCTTTCACCTTCGGCTCCTCCGGCGCAGGCGGCGCCTCCGGCGCAGGCGGCGCCGCGGGCAGCAGGTCGGCGACAGCCCACCCATGCTGGATCACCGCCGTCCCTTCCTCGATACTCAGGTCGATCGTCCCGCCCGGCGGCGGCCACGCCCGGCCATCCCACCTCGGGCCCGTGCGTTCCTGCACCATCCGCACCCTCATGTCAGCAGCTCCTCATAGGCCGTCTGCCACCGTTGCCAGCCACGGCTGATCACATGCTCACGCGCCACCTGCTTCGCCCTGGCGCCCATCGATTCCCGCAGCGCCTGGTCCCCCGCCAGCTCTTCCATGTACTTGATCCACTCGTGTTCGTAGCGGACGAGGTAACCGGTTTCCCCGTGGATGATGAACCGCCGGTACGGCTCGACGTCGGACGCGATGACGGGGATGCCGCGGCCGCTGTTCTCAAGCGCTTTCAGCGCGGACTTACTGCGGTTGAAGGGGCTGTCCAGCAACGGCGCCAAAGCGATGTCGTAGTCGAGGGACCGGAAGTACGCGGCGGCGTCGTCACCGATGTGGGTCCACGGGATGAACCCGCACCGCTCATGTTTGATCACGTTCCGGTAGTCGGTGCCGATCAGCACCGCATCCCACCCCGGGTTCCGTCGCAGGAACCGCCGCAACGGCCCGGCGACGACCATGATGTCCAGCGCATGCGACGCGCCGCCCATCCACCCCACCGCCGGACGTTCCCCGCAAGGCGGGTCCAGGTCAAGCATCCAATCCGGGAGCAGGTTCGGCAGCACCACCACGTTCGGGTTGAACCGGCGCATCACCTCAGCCAGCGGCGGGGTGGACACGGTCACCAGGTCCGCGACTTCCGCCGAGTGGGCGACCGCGTCCTGCACATCAGCGCGGCTATACACCTGGTAGGCGGACCAGTTCTGCGGCTCGATCGAGAACACGTCGTCGTCGACCTCGTAGACGAGACGGCTGAACGCTTTCATCCGCCGCCACGTCCCCACCCCGCCCGGGGAATCCCACCGTTGCGCGACCACAATGTCCGCCGCCGCAGCGTCTTCGGACCGGACGGCGTACGAACCGTCATGCCCGGCGGACACCATCGTCACCTCATGACCATGTTCCGCGAGCTCACCCAGAGGGGTGAGGATCCGCCACCACGCGCACCCCGAACCACCGTCGTGACCAGCGTAAATTTTCACCTGTCAGCCCCGGCGGCCGATCCAGTCACCGATGAGCGCCCCCGTGACCGCGAACACGGCGACGGTGAGCGCCCCGGCTGCCCACGCCCACCACGGCATGACCGCCTCCAAGATGCTCGACAGCGATACCACCGGTCACGGTGAATGTGAGCACGGCGAACGGGACCAGCATCCATTCCTGCCAGGTCACCGGGTGAACGTCTGCACCGCGCCGGTCACCCGCGCCTGATCGGTTTCGGTCATGTCCGGGTAAAGCGGCAACGTCACCAGCTCCTGCCACGCCGTCTCGGTGACCGGCAACGGCAACCGGCCCCGCCCCGCCCGGAATGTCTCGAACAGGTGCAGCGGCTTGTAATGCACCCCCGCCGCGACCCCGTTATCCAGCAGATGCGCCACCAGCCCCGGCCGCCGCGCCGCGGGTACCCGGACCGGGAACAGGTGCCACGCTGAGGTTTCCCGCCACGCTGGCAGCCGCACCCACCCCAGCAGCGCCAGGTCGTCGAGGTACCGGCACACCGCGGCCCGCCGGGCCTTGTTCAGGTCGTCAAGCCGTTCGAGC